GATACCTGTAATCTGGTACTGACCAGAGGTAGCTTGGATAGCAGTAAGTGACGTATTAGATAAACCAGTAGCAGTAGAGCCACCTGGTGAAGCTATAGTCCAGTCGCACTCTTCGCCAACAGCAGTTTGAACCGTAGTTCCTGCAGATGGGTTAGGGTACTCAACATCAAATATAATCTCAGGGTCATCATAAACCCATGCCACGATATTTGTTGCTGATGCGCTCGCTGGCCAAAATGGCGAGAGAGTTGGCTTTCCTAATGCATCATCATAAGAAACGCCAGCAAAGATACCAAGGTTATTGATACCGCCAGCTGTTCCAGAACGAGTGCCGTCAGAAGTTGCTAGTTGGATTGTACCTGCATCAACTAGTTTTACAGGGTCACCGGAGAATACGTTCATGGCGTATCCAGAGGCAATGGTGTAAGCTTTCGCCGTAATTCGACCACTATTGTGGTAGGACGCGCGGAAGCCAAATGCTTCAGTAGTCGTAGACATACTAAGCTCCTTTGGTTAAATAGATTGTTCGTCAACCTAAGTCAAATTGACCTAAGCGGCTTTCTCCAAGTTCTTTATTACCATCACCTTGCACAATCTTGCTTCCTGATCCTTCGGCCTGTTGGGCCAAGAAGTCAGCGGTGTCTCGTAACTTACCTTCTTCTCGGTTCGGAGCGTCATGATGGGCTTCCATCATAAATTTCTCGTATAGCGAGATAGGCAGCTTAAACGCCAGCATTTCATTAACCCCAATGAAGCCTTGCCAATCACCCGTCTTGAGTGAAGCATACTCCCAGCCAGGAACGTCTTCTGGCTTAACTGGTTCATACCCTAAGCGAATACGCATTTGGATTGAATCACGTGGATTAGATGTTGTAAGCCAGCACATATGCCAGCCAGGTAAGTCAGGTAAGTCAGGCAATGAAGACTGAAATAAATTCTGACGGAACATTTCTACCCGCTCGCTCTCAGAGACCTCCCGATTTTCTGTAATGACACGGTCTGTCATTGCACGGTTCTCTCGTCCTTCGTCTGCAGATTTCTTTACTCGTTCGTCTGTGTTGCTCATTATATAGTCGCTCCTTTATTCAGCGATTGCTTCAGTATGTATTATATACACTTATTAAAGCAAGTGGTTTATTTTTGATCAGGCGTTGGTTTTATCGTAGGCCGCGTATCTTTTAACATAGCGTGTACGAAGTACCGGATCATCCCAAACACCGGCTTCCACTAAGGCGGCCTTGCGCTCTGGACTAATATAAACCTCTCTCCTGGTGGAATTTGGGGCATGCTCTTTACCTGAGCCTACCGCTGGTCCGCCTCTAGCTTTGCGTGCTGTCTTGGTCGGCTTGCCTGAAGAAGCATCGTCGTCAAACCTTTCTGGCAAACGTCGAGACGCCCTATTCGTAAGCTCATCCCAATACTCCTCGGTCTGAGGATTGTACCCATCTCGGCTAAGAGATTGGTCAATCGCCATTACGATTGCAGAGTCTTCATCACGACCATTAGAGTCATACCATGGATTATCTTCCATGAACTGCCTCGCATGATGCATGGTTCGATCATCAACCGATGGAGCCGTGTTGACCTGTTGCGCTGCTTGCTGTTTATTATAATTCAGCTGCTGCGCTTTATTCATGGCCTCATCACGATACTTCATCGCCTTGGTAACGTCATTGCCGTTGTTGTTCTCAACAGCTTTGGCGATCACCCGCTCAGCCATGTTTACTTCTTTGTGGGCCTGAGCAATTGCCTGGTCAATGCCGTGAAGCTCTTGACTGTGAGCACGCTGCTCTTGTGTGCTGATACGCCTTTCAAGATCGTCGTTGCGACCTCGCAAGAAGTCCAGCTCGGTCTTGTCGCGCTTGATGGCAGTCTCGCGCCGTCCTTTGCGATCTACCTTTTCCTTTCGACGCCGCTCACGAATTGCTTCGCGCTCAGAGTCATCGTCGTCAGATTCTGCTGCGACACGTTCGTCATCACCGTCATCGTCTGACTCCGCCTTAGCAGGATCGTCCTCAACAATGACGATATTGTCATTTTCATTTTCATGTTCATCGTCTTCAATTAAGACGCCGTCTTCGATTTCTTCACTCATTACTCATCTCCTTATCAGATGAATGCCTTAACTTTTAATGGATCGCCAATAACGCTACCCAGAATGTCAAGATCATTAAAAATTACAAACATTGCTGCTTCGCCGTTGGTAGCTCCGGGAATAGGTACTTCCCATCGATCTCCTCCGTATTTAGCAACCCTTACAAACTCACCTTCCTTGCACCAGTTACCCTCTGGCCAGCTCTCCATCGTATTACGATTTTTGAAAGCCAATGGTCCAACTGTGACAACTTTAGCGACTTGCGTATTCCACTTCTCCGTATCAGTGGTATCGTTAGTGAGTATTATTCCACCCGCTGTTTTGTTCTTAGCGGTGCGTATTTGAACCAGAACGCGGCTACCGAAAGGCTGAATTCCAGGACAAACAGTTGGAAAAGCCTCCGCGATTGCGTCCTCATAGGTCGTCGTCATTATTTCGTTCCTCGTCTAGTAAGTTTAAGAGCACATTGATGGATGCTTCATATCCAGCAACCATTCCAACGCGAAACCCGTACTCGAAGGCATCGCTTTTATGAGGCTTCTTCAAAGCTTCAAGCGCAAACTCTGCCTGATTAGCCTTGAGAAGATTCAGTAGTTTTGAATCGATGTTCACTTAGGCGCTTTACTAGAGCCTTGGTTAACAGCATGCCCAGCGGCCATGCGCTTGTGCTGAGATACTTGGTCTGAGTCCATGTTTACTTGGCCACCTTTTGCGTAGCCTTTAGTTTTCATCTTGCCGCCTTTGGAGTAGCCTTTAGTCTTCATTTTTTTCATCTGAGTCTTCCTCTGCATATAAATTATTAAAAACTTGATTAACGTCCAGGGTGTAATCCAAATCAGACTTGCTGTGATGCGTGTGCTGAGATGGACGAAACTCTGGGGCTCCTTCTCCGCTTTCAAACCAAGCTGGAGCCGTAACTCTTACTCGATTATTTGGCAGAGCTACAATATTACCTGTCCACTCTCCTGCGTCCAGAAGCTCCAGCACATGAGATTGCTTATGCTGAGCAGGGTCATCTGCTATTTCTGAATCCGTGTAGTCAACAGTAAAGTAATACTTAGCGGGATACATCTTCCCGTTTATTTTAGCGAGCCATGGTGAGGGCGAGCACCTGTCTAGCTTGTAAACACTGTGAGTCCGAGAAGAGCAGTCCCATGGCTGAGCGTCATGCACAAGCATAGGCGCTGGCCACGCCTCAAACGGTTCGTCTGCTACCAAAGCGGTTATGGGCATTCTTGCCCACATTGCCCCGCCGTGAACATTTTGATCGTCATTGTCATATGTTTCCGCCCCGGTAAATATAACCTGAAAGCTTAGGCATCTTGACGGCATTGTCGTGACCGCAACCGCCATCGCGTGAATAAACTCCCCATGAAACTTCTCATGATTATGCGTGTATTCCTTTCTAACCCAACATTTAAAATACGGTATGTTGCTCTGTAGAAATGCCATTATGGATCAATTCCCTTCCCGCTAGTGTATGAAGTCTTTTCACCAGACTCCATTTCCATAGCTGCCAATTCTTTGGCGGTCATGTTATCTGCGCTGTTAATGCGCTCTCGTGCTGCCAAGTCTTCTGCCTTACGCTTATTCTCGCCTGCTTCACGAGTATTGAGGCGATCCGTCTCAGACATCTCACTGATGTTATTGCGCTCTGTTGCAGACATTTCACGAAGCCCGGCAATTTCTGCCCTTTCGTCACGGTCCGCTTCTTTGGCTGCCAGCTTGGCGCGCTCCATCTCGGCGCTCTGCTGCATTTTAAGCTGTGCAATCTCATTAGCCGCCTGCATTTTGGCGTTGTCCAGTTGTAGCCTGGCGCCATCACGCTCGGTGCGCTGCTGAAGCTCGCCCTGCTTAATCTGCGCGCTAAGCTCTGCAATCTTCATTGCATCACCTGGCTGTTGCGGCTGGTTTTCAGGCTTGAATTGTTCTGCTTGTTGATTAATCTGAACCAGTTCTTCAGCGAATCCACCTAGCTGTCCTTCAATAAACTGCTGAACCTTGAGGATTACATCAACCTGCTGCTCTGCTTCTTCCGGGATCAGTTCTTGACTCTGCGCCTCGTCGATGGCGTTATGCGACTCCACCAGGTAGTAGTTCAATAGATGGTCACGCATGTGCATGGCCATTGGATAAAAGAACGTGCTCATGATGCCAGGGCTAGACCCAAACATTGGCGACTTTAAGAACGGTAAGTGAACCTGCAGGTGAGCCAGGTGATCCTGTTGAGGGAGCACATAGATGCCCTGGTTCATTGCAGCTGCCACGTTTTCGCTTACTGGATCTCGGTCTTCTGATCCTGGTAGCGGCTTCAATACTTCTGAAGCGGGAACCTTTAGCGTCCGTAGGAACATTTCCTCGACAGCTTTTTGGTCGTACATTTGCGGCATTTTTTCAGCACGCGCCATGATCGCCTGGATCTGTGCGAAGCGCTGAGCCTCACTAAAGATCGCCGGGTTGCTGATCGGTACAACATCAGATGGGCCATCGAAGTCTTCTGCAGTGATCTCTAATCCCGCGTCCAGGGCATCGAGCTCTTCCTGCGTGTAGTACATGCTGTTGATGCGGTGCAGGATATTAAAGCTGCGAGCCATCGAGGCATGCAAGCGAGAATGGATTGAGCTAAACACAACCATGCCCTGCTCGATGATAGCCATCGTGGTGCCCACCGGGGCATTAGGATTCTGGTCGTTAAACTTCTCAAAGGAAGTCTGAACCACGCCCTTGCCTGCATCAACTAGGAAGCCTAGCAGCTGGAACAAAGTCGGGCTTGGACCGGCGAACGGCAGCGGCATAGCCAGCTTACGAACGTCATCGATCAACGCGCCGCCTTCCATCTCAACGATCTCAGTCGGCTGAACATTCAGAGTCTGACCGTTTGGTCCGCCCTTCAGCTTCAGTAGTGTCGGTACGTTCTGGATGTAAGCCGAGTCTAGTAGGGCTCGTAATGCGCCAGTCGCTGCGCCGCTCAATCCGCCGATCATATGAGTCAGGCCGATTGGGTAAGCGCCGCGCCATGGCACGAATGGGAACTCTACAATCCAATGCAGCTCATTCTTCCTGTCGTCGTCTTCTTCCCAGTTGCGGTAGATAGCCAGGGCTTTATCAGATGACTTGTCCACGCTCAAGATGTACGGGGCCAAGCCTTCGCCATCTTCAAAGTCCATGAACGTGTAGATCTCAAAGATGGTCCGCAGACCGTCTTCGTTGTAGCTGGTGTTTTGCTTGCCTTCGATTTTCTCGTTGGCACGCTCAGCTGCGCTAAACTCTGGCTCATTGGCAGTAGGCAGGTCAATATCTGCGTACATGCCCGCCTCGACACGCTTCTCGTACTCCATTTGAGTCACGTACTGAACGTGCGTTTTTCGCTCTGCGGTGTAGAAGTTAGTGGCAGAGAATGGTAAGTAGATGTCGTCAATAGGTACGAACTCAGACACAGGGCGCATGAATCGAGCGTTCCACATGAACTTCATGTACTGACCGCCACCTAGTGGCAGCTGCGTGCTGAGCTGTTCTAGCTCGGAGCGGAACTCGACCATCTGTTCGGTGGTCTGCCAGTTCATGAATTCAGTCTTGCGCTGGGCCTTGCCGACCTTAGCCTTATCTGCTTCGCCTATGATCTTGGACTTAACGGGGCCAG